GGGCGTCGGCGTCCCGTAGGCCGGGACGAAGCCGCGGGGCATGTTGGCCAGCGGCTTCAGGTAGATGTATTTCGTGATCGGCTCGTCACCGGGCAGTTGCACGGGCTGGGCCGCGTTCTCGTGCGTCTCCTCGAGCGACACGATCCGGCCGCGCCGGTACTCCTGCTCGATCGCCTTCCCGTCCGCCCCGATGCTCCTGATCTCGACGGCATTCGACCAACGGACGACCTTCAGCTCCGCTCTGTCCTGGATGCGCTCGATCTCCGCGGCGGATAGGCTGACGATCATCCCGGGCTTCCGGCCGCTCACCTCGTACTTCTTGTGCGGAATCTCCTCGTCCTGCGGAATCACCTGGCTCGACCACCGGAGGAAGCCGGTGCCGCAGATGAAGATGTCCTGCTTCGGCGCGTCCTCCTTCGTCCCAATCCAGTACGACTGCTTCGCCGAGGCGTCCCGCGTCGCGACCTTCCGTGCCGACTTCGCCCTCTTGAACTCGGCGGACATGGCAGTACTCCCCGAATCGTATTCGCACCCTTCGGCCCCGCCGCTCAAGCGGCTGTCGGCGCCATTGGATCGTGCGTACAGCCCGCTCAGTTGTTGACCTTGATGACGCCGTAGGGCAGGGCCACGCCGTAGCCCTTCCGCAGCCACCAGCGCATGGACTTCTCGCCCTGGTCCCGGGTCGCGTCGCTGTTCTCGAAGTCCTGCATGACCTCGCGCTGAGGCTGCCGGAGCAGGGAGAAGATCGGCTTCACGGGGCAGTTGTCGAGGAAGATCCAGTAGTCGTTGTCGGTGATGCGCTGCGTGAGCACCACCTTCAGCTTCTTGCTGGAGTCCTGGAGCACGTTGCTCACGCCGGCATTGCTGGTCGAGTTGGCAAACGGCTGGATGCGCTGGTTGATCACCTGCTCCCAGACCGCCCGGTTGGCCTCGCCCGCGAAGATCGTCATGCCGCCGTCCACGATGGACGGGTCGAGGAGGGGCTGCCCCTCCGTGTCCTGGAACGAGTTGAACGCCACCTGCGCCTTGTAGATGTCGGCCGTGATGAGGTTGTGCGTGCTGACGCCGCCGCCACTGATCAGGTTCCCGCCCGAGTAGCCGAAGCGGTCGTTGCCGTCCCCGTCGGTGGCGTAGCACAGCGCGACGCCGTCCGGCGCGCTGGGGACGCTGGACAGGAGGGCCGCGTCGGTCCCGGCCGAGAGGATCTGGTAGAACACCCGCTCGTCGAGGAGGGCCGCGGTGGCCGCGCCCCGGCGGACGTGCGACACGAGGCTGGAGGTCTGGTCGTCCTGCTCGTCGGCGAAGTGCCAGGGAACGGCCAGGGCCCACTCGAGGTTCGTGACCGTCCACTGCACGGACTTGAACGCCCCGTGCGTCATGGACTCGCCGCGGCGCCATCGGCGCATGTACGGCGTGGAGGTCCAGTACACGAACTTCTCCTGGTACTTGTCGCTCGGGATGTCCCGCTCCATCGCAACGTCCAGCCGCTCCAAGCCCTTGTAAAGGGGCTCATAAGTCTTCAGGAACTCGGCCCGAAGACCGGCGGCAAAGGTGTTGCCTGCCATCACGACGCCCATTGTTTTACTCCTTTCAAAAGGTTGTCAGGACCGATCTCTAGTAGAGGTCGGTGTCGAGCATCGCGGCGTACTCGCTCGCGGAGTAGAGCCGGATGTCGCAGTAGGTCGACGTGTACCAGCGAACGATCCGGCCGATCGGGTACATCGTGGTCGGGTCGGTCAGCGTGAGCGTGTTGTCGTCGCTCGCGAAGACCGGATCGCCGGTGTTCGTGATGGCGGTCACGCCGGCAACGCTCTTGTACTGGAGGGTGACGCCGCCGACGTCGACGGTGCATTCCAGCGTCCCGTCGCCGGTGACGGACTCGGCGTAGAGGCCGGAGTTGATGGCGACGCCCAGGAACCAGTCGTTGACGCCCGAGGACGAGAGCAGGGGCTTGACGTACCCGTGCCCGGTGCCGATGTCCTCCTCCAGGACGACGAGCGCGCCCTGGTAGATCACGGCGCTGGACTTCACGATGAACGCCTGCCGATCGGCGATGCCGCCGCGCGGGCGCCACTTCGTGGTCGAAGGACCGGAAAGAGCCATTGCTTGACCTCCTAAAAACCGGGCTTACGCCCTGAGAAGACCTTCCGCCTTGAGCGCGTAGCGAACGTAATCTTCCGGCGACGTGTCGCGCACCGCCGCACAGTACTGCTTCGCCTGGGCGATCAGCTCGTGCGCGCGCTTCATGGTCTCAGGCGGCTGCGGCCCGAGTTTGTTGAGGATCTCGTCGCCTCCTGACGGGGCAGCACCCGCAGCGGAGGACGACGGCTGAGTAGCGGCCTCGAGCGACGCGGGCGGGTCCTTGAGCGCCGCCTGGGCGAACACGCGGACGAAGGCGTCGAGGCACGCCTTGCCGCCGGTCTTGCGCTGTTCGGCCATCGCGGCCTTGATCGCTGTCGTGAGGTTGTAGCCGGTCAGCGCCTTCTCGGCGTCGGCCAGGTCCTTGGCGACCTCGTCGACGACGACTTGGGCCTGCGCCTTGACCTCGAGCGCGGCGACCTTGGCGGTCAGTTCCGCGTTCTGGGTCTTGAGCGCGAGGACCTCGGCGGGGGGCGCGGTCGCCTCGGCCGCAACGGCCACCGGGGCCTCGGCCTTGCTGCCGCACCCGCGATACCACGCCTCGACCTTCGGCGCGCACTCCTTGCACAACCCCTCGCCCAGTTCCTTGGGTAGCGCAGGTTTGCTCTCGACGGTCAGTTCGGCCTTGACGGGCTCGGCCGGCTTCTCAGGCGCGGGCGCAGCCACCGGAGCGGCCGCCGCAACAGCCTCCGGCGCCTTGGCCTGCGGGTTCGCTTCCTGCTCGGCAGGAGCCTTATCGGCCTTGCGCTGGTCGGCCGGGTTCTGCTTCTCCTCGTCCTCGCCGATGGCCGACATCACGAGGGCCATCATCATCGCGAAGAGCTCCTTCATCTTGTTCCCGACGCCGCCGCTCTTCTTCTCCGGCGGCTTCCCGTCCTCCGGCTTCTGATCCTGCTGCGCCTTCGCCGGCTGTTCAGGCTGGGTTCCCGCGACCGGCGCGGGATTCGCCTGCTGCGCCGGGAGCGGCTTCGGCGCCTCGGCCACCACTTTCTCCTCTGCGGGCATCGGCTGACCTCCGACTGCGGGTTTCGTGGAAAAGCCGGAAGCCGATGCGGCCACGGCGTATCGCTTGTCGAGCGCAAGGGAAAGGCAGGACTGCCGGACCTCGGAGCCGAGCGTGAGCATCGGCAGGCGGAAGTACGGGGTCTCGGTCGGCATGATCGCCAGCGACACGACCTCGCACTTGTCCCAAGGCTCGCCCTCGATGCTGCGGTAGGGGAGTTTGCCGGCGCGGATCTCGTCGAAGGTCGCCTTCGGGATGCGCAGGATGTGGGCGAAGAGCGCGTCACGTTCCTGGCCGTCGTAGGTCAGCCGGCCGACATGGTCGAGCAGGAGCCGGCCCGCCTCGACAACCTCGGCGCCAGCCCCGTGATGATGGACGTGGACCGACCCGACATGCCCCTCGTCCTCGCGCTGTTTCGCCTTCGCGATGGCGCGCTCCATCCAGGCGCGGTCGACGGGGTCCTTGTTGACGGGATGCGGGAACGTGCCGGCGGGCAGTTCGGCGAGGATGGGGACGTCGAGGATGTTGTAGGTGCCGTCGAGGTTGTCCACCCAGGCGTAACGGCCACCTGGCAGGGAATCAACGGACACAGGCCGAGACGCATCGATGGCGGTTGCCATGAGTGTGTCATACAACGAAATCGCGCAGACATCTAGACGTTCGGGAAGCGTTAGGGGAGTGTTAGGGAGGCGGTTTTACGGCCTCTTGGGTTTGGTAGCCGACACGATAGCGAGCCGGCAGTAGACCGCAAGCGTCCTGCTCTGCTCGGCCGCCGCTGCCTTGATGCGCGCGTGCTCGTCGGGCTTGACGGGCACCGTGATCTGAATCCATGTCCTCTTGTCATAGCTCACGCAAGAATCCTCCGACTTTCAAATCCCTTGTCGGGCATGATCGCGCCACTCGCGATGCCCGGCGGGATGTTCGCATGGACCTGGCCGCTGGACGTCAGGCGGCCCTTGTCCTCGAGTTCGTAGACGTCGACCTCGCGCACGGCGCACCGGCAGTTGTAGCCCACCGGGGGATACCACCGCGCCCAGATCGGGTCGCGCTTCGCCGCCAGCATCCCGTCCGCGGCGAGGTGGTTCGGTCGCGTGTCGACGTCGCCCACCGCCTCGTAGATCCACGCCGGCAGAATCGAGACGGCCACCGGGTCCATCGCCTGCTCGCGCTCGCCGTTGGCGTAGGCGGTGTGGACGTTGGTGCGGTAGACGGTCTCCGCGTAGGCGTTCGTCCAGTCCTCCGCGGAGCCGGCGATTTCGGCCACGGCCTTCTCCATCGTCCAGCCGAGGTTGAGCGCGTCGACGAGCTTCTGCTGCACGCGCTCGGTCACGAAGATGTCCGCGCTGCGGGCGACGGCGAAGGCGTGGCGGTTCATGTAGGCGTCGGCGACGGCCTTGGCGGTCTCGGCCAGTTCCGGCACGCGCTTGCTGAAGTCGCTGATGGCCTCGCGGAACGGCACGTCCGGCACGATGGGGTTCGTGTAGGTGGCGCAGAAGATGATCGCGCGCTGCGACGCCGCGACGTCCTCCTGCGCGTACTTCGTCCAGATCAGGGACCGCCGCCGGCCGTAGAGGTCGGCGAGCGTCATGGTCTGGCCGGCGAGAATGCGCAACTCGTCGAGGCGCTGGTTGCGGCGCGTTGAGTTCCGCGCTGTGGCCTCCGCGAGTTTCCGCATCGCCTCGCGGAACGCAGCCTTGCTGCGGTTGAGCAGGGACCACAACTCCTCTTGAATGGATTTGGGCTCGTTCATGGCACTACTCCGAATAGGTTCAAGCCTGCGAACTTCTCCGCCCCATGCTCGGCGTACAGCCGCTTCGCCTCCTCCTCGTGCCACGGGACAGAGTCCATGTTGACGCATCGGCGCAGATGCGCGTAAGGCTTCCACCACTCCGGCGGCACCGACAGCACGTTCAAGTTGCGCTCGTCGAGTGCTTGGTTGTAGGTCTCCTCGATGTTCTCGATTGTGCGCTTCGTGAAGCGGATCACCTCCCATTGCTTGTAAACACAGTGCTTGGCCGTCAGTCGCCGCCAATTCGCGAATTGCAGGTGCATCACGCCACCGCCGTCATGCGACCCCTCGCGATGCGCCCGCACGCCATAGGGCAGACGATGATGGTGCTGATAGCCGCCCTTCTCGGGCTTCCAGGACACCCCCTTGTCGTCGGCGAAGGCGGTCGAGATGTACGCCTTCGACCAG